TCATAAAACGATAAATACCTATACAATACAATACATTTTCCGCTTAATTGTGCACTTTGCACAAAAAATATGCCAAAAACAGGGGTATTTTCGGGTATTTTTGTGCATTTTGCACAAAAAACTACAAACATAGTTATAAAACCGAAAAAGTAATCCCGGCTCCAAACCGGGCTTTTTGTGCAATTTACACAAAAGCCGGTTCCCCGGCCTTGTGCAAATTGATGTTTTGTGCAATGTGTACAAAAGGTGGTTGAAACTTTGTAAACAATTATAAACCCGATATGGTATAATAAGACAAGGAGGTGTATAACATGGCGAAAAAAATATTTAATTTCCCCGCTGAATTTTATGAAAATGTAGATGATAGTTTCATGACATGGGGGCAGAAGCGCTCAGAGTTGAGAAGGCTACAACACATAGCAAACGACCGTCTCCAGAAATTCTCAGGCACGGAATGGGAGCAATCAGATGTATATAAATCAAATAAAGGTCAATATGATAAAAACGTACGGAAAATGTCTCGAGCGGAAGTTGATATGAAATTGAATCAGGTATATAGATTTTTGAAGTCAAACAGGTCAACCGTTAGAGGAAATCAGATAGCACGGGCAAGGACTATACGGTCATTACACCAAGCTGGATTTACTGGAATAAATAAAGGAAATCTGAAACAATTCGGAGAATTTATGGACAAGGTTCGAGCGGAAAATCTTGACGCTATTTACACAAGTGATGAAATAGTTGATATGTTTGAACTGTTTGAGAAAAAAGGAATAAAAGATAAAGATGCTCTAATAGAAGATTTTGATAATTTTTATGATAAGAAAAAGGAACTTGAGAAAATACCACGACCCAAAGACAACAAAAAACGAACAGCTGAATATTACCGAAAGAAGATGAAGAAATGATTTACACACCGCAAGAATATGATTTTACAAAACTTGAAAACATGGATGTCATAGCCGACAAACGAGGAAACCGCGCGGGGCGGGAAAAAACTCGTTATAAAAATGTCGTGTGTGCGTTTGACATTGAAACCTCACGAGTAGTCACAGGATGGAAAAAAGACAGAGGAAAGGAAAAACCTGTCTACAACTCATTTATGTATATATGGATGTTCCAGATAGGAGAAGATGATACCGTTATAGGCCGCACATGGACAGAGTACAAGGAATTTATCGAGAAAATCGAAAACGCTATCGGCACCGCAAAATTAGTTGTATATGTCCATAATTTGGCGTTTGAATTCCAATTTTTGTCAGGCATCTATCCATCTGATAGATGGGAAGTCTTTGCTCCGAAGTCCCGCCGCCCGCTGAAAGCGACGTACAATGATAAGATAGAATATAGATGCAGTTATTATCACAGTAATATGTCACTGGAAAAATTTTTGGAATCCGTCGGAGTAGAGGACAAGAAAAAAGTCGGCGACTTGGATTATGATATCGTAAGATATCCATGGACAGAATTGACGGACAAGGAATTAGGCTATTGTATCAACGACGTGAAAGGCTTGGTGGAAGCTATTTACACCGAAATGGAAAGAGATCATGACACACTATTATCTATCCCTCTCACGTCCACTGCATACTTGCGACGAGAAGTAAAAGCCCTCTTGATGCCTATGAGAGACGCATATAAAAACACTATCCCGCCCTACAAAGTCTATCAGATTTTACGGAAAGCGTTCCGGGGCGGGGACACGCACGCAAACAGGTGGTATGCCGACAGAATTATCAATGACATATATAGTGACGATAGAGTAAGTAGTTACCCCGCTGTCCTCTTGAACGAGAAATACCCCATGGGAGCGTGGCGTAAAGTGGAGACCAACTGCATAGACACGTTGTTTGAGCATAAGCAAAAAGGCTATGCTTTTGTGTGCACAATCCGATTATGGAACGTGCGACTACTTGATGAATACTATCCCGACCCGTATATCCCTATCGCAAAGTGTGAAGCACTTGGAGATCATATCAATGACAATGGAAGGGTATTGAGCGCCGACTTTTTGGAAATCAGCGTCACAGACATTGACCTGGAGATCATCCTATCTATATACGATTTTGACAGCCACGAAGTGACAGAGGCGTATAAAAGCAAATATGATTATCTTCCTCAGCCACTCCGAGACAAGTTAAAGGAATTGTTTGAATTCAAGACACAATTCAAAGGGGTAGCAGAACAGGAATATTATTACATGAAGGCGAAAAGTAAATTCAACGCCTCCTACGGCATGGCGGCACAGAATCCCATGCGGGAATCCAATATCTATGTTGGCGGCGTTTGGCAAGTACAGAAGCCGACCGAAGAGAACTATATACACGACCGAAAAAACGCTTTCCTGTCCTACGCTTGGGGTGTATGGTGCACCGCATGGGCAAGAAAACGCCTGATTGACGGAATCAATATCGCATACGAAACCGGGGAAAAAGTCGTATATTGGGACACGGACAGCGTGAAGCATACCGGAGATATCCGAGAAGCATTTTCCGAATACAACGCCGAACGTCGAGAGGAAAGCACAAAAAATGGTGGTGTCGCTACGGACAAAAAAGGTGTCACGCATTATCTCGGTGTATACGAGTACGACGGATATTATACAGAGTTTAAAACGATGGGCGCAAAGAAATACGCATACCGAACCGAGGACGGCGTATTACACACGACTATCGCCGGAGTAGTCAAAAAGCTAGGCGGAGCAGAATTAGATAAACACGGAGGACTTCCGTCCATGAAGGAAGGGTTTACCTTCCACGCCGCCGGAGGGAAGGACGTGGTATATCAGGATGAAGATTTCGGAACATGGGAAACGCAGGAAGGGAAAGAGATATACATATCAAAAAACTGCTCTATTGTGGACAGCACATACCGCCTTAGTGTGACGGATGAATATCGGAGTATACTTGACGGCACGATGAAGCGCAGGGGTGTGTTGGCATAGTGCACAAAAAAACAAGCGTGAACGTTGTGCAATTTTTAACCACATATTAGTTGACATATTCCATATAAACCTTTATACTTTATAGTGTAAGGAAGATAAAGCACTGAGAAAGAGAGGTAAAAAACATGAGAACATTGAAGAGTGCAGAACAGAGAAATTGCTTAATCTGGAAAGAGTATTACACGGAGCAGGACTTGCGAGTATTAGCAGAGAAAGAGCCGATTGCAGTGTTTCAGCTACATGAAGGGGAGTACCGAGTAGACTTGACATTGTGTAAAAGCATTTCCGTAATTTACAATAAAGAATATGGATTTTATGCAAATGTTGTAGTTACAGAAAATGACAATATCATTTATGTTGAATTATAAGGAGGATGAACAATGAAAAAAATGTCAGTACACGAATTTCTCAACTCTTTTGTGTCAAGGCACGCTAGTATTAGAGTCTTGTATTTCCCGGAAACAGACACAGCGTCGGAGGTATTATATGACGGGATTGCAAAGCTTGAGGAGATACCTGATGATGTTGGAAGGCGTATCGTTTCCAGTATCGTTGCCGTGTCGAATGATATATACATAGTGGTATATAAGGAGGATGAACAATGACAAGAGTAGAAAGACAGACAATGTATCTGGAAACATTCCAAAAACTGAAAGAACAGGCGGCGGACAAAGTTCCGCCAAACCTGTTAAAAACATGGTTAGGAGGGGCGGCGTCCATGTGCCTTGCACTGGCACAGAATGACGATGAAGTAACAGAGATCACTTACACACTCATGTTGGAATTTTTCCAACAGTCGTGTGAGGAGATATAAACATTATTACAGGCGGTAGTAACATGAAAAAAGTAACAAGAACAGTAAAAGCGGTCACATGGAGGATGGGCTATATTGACAGCGAAAGCGGCAGAACGTCTGAGAACGTCATTACAGTCTGTGACGGCACAGACATGACGAAAGATGTAGGCAAGGTAACGGCAGACAGGGGTATGTGTTATTCCGCTACCGTTGACAGCGAGACAGAGGTTCGCATGGCTATGGACATCAATGACTTTGTGCGATACGCAACGCCTGTCACAGAGAAAACAGAAGAGGAAGAGGAGGATCACGACTAATGAAAGTAACAAGAGTAAAAATTTTTGAAGGAAGAGGCGGCATTCTGGCAAACATGAACATAACCCTCGATGATTGCTTAGCAATCAACGGCATTAAGATTATCAAAGGGAAAAAAGGAATTTTTATTTCCTTCCCTCAGACGAGCTACGAGGACAAGGATGGCAACACACAGTACCGGGATATCGTCTTCCCGTGCACAAAAGAAGCCCGTGCGGCACTGGATAAAGTGCTGATGAAAAAATATGAGGAGTGGACAGGAAGCGGAGGAACTTTCTCCTCCGAGTGTTAAGGGAGGGCGAAAGCCCTCCTTTATGTTTCACGTGAAACATTAAGGAGGATGAAATGGCAAAACTAGAATTATATCAAGACAACGGATATGTGAATGTGCGGTCAATCATCGAATACGCACGGGAAAAGAAAATCATGTTTGTGTTAACCTACGGAGGACGAGGAGCGGGAAAGACATACACAACACTGTTAGAGTTACCCCGGTTAGGTCTCCCCTTTTTCCATCTTCGCCGGAGACAGGACACCATAGACATTCTGAACAAACCGGCTTTTAATGACTACGTCACGAAGATCAACCCCGCCGAAGGGACAGACATTGAGCCGTTCCCGCTCACGAAAAAATCGGCGGGCTACTACCATACGGAAACAGACGAGAATGGCAAGCGTTCCCCCGTCGGAGAACTGTTAGGAATGACAATCAGCCTGTCAACCTTTGCGACCTATCGGTCGGTGGGTTTGTCTGAATGGCCGGTTATATTTTATGACGAGTATATCCCTCAGTTGGAGGAGCAGAGGATAAAACACGAGGGCACTGCATTTTTTAACTTGGTTGAGAGTATCAACCGAAACCGGGAGCTAAAAGGAATCCCTCCCGTGATTGTCTTCGGAACCGCAAACACAAACAACATTGCCAATCCGATTTTTATGGAATTACAGATCGTGGAAAACGCTATGAAGATGAAGGAAAAAGGACTGGAATGGATGGAAATACACCGGAAAAACGGACAGTCCATCTTATTGATTGACTTTTTCAAGTCGCCTATCTCGAAAAAGAAAGCGGAAACCGCTCTATATTCCGTCAGTCAGGATGAAGATTTCAATGCCATGGCTATCGGAAACCAGTTTTCGTACAATGACACGTCCGAGGTGCGGAGCGAAAATCTGAACCAATATAAACCCGTGGCACAGTTGGGGGAAATGGTATTTTACCGGCATAAGTCAGAAAAAGGTTTTTGGTATGTCTCATTCCATAAATCCGGGAACATTCCGTATTACAATCTGGATACGCTCGGGGCAAACCGATTCAAGCGAGCCTATTCCGCATTTTTCCGGGCGTACCTCAACCAAAAAGTTAGTTTTGAAAACTACACTTTAAAGTCCATGATTGACAATACCTATAAATTCTGATACAATTAGTAGTAGGGGAGGGCAAGGCAGACGCAACTTCCGAAAGAAGTGCCACGAGGGGGCGCCCTCATGAGTGCCCTTCCCTATCTTAAAGTTGTAGTTCATTCTCCTATCCTCTCTTTTATATACGGGCGTCCCCTATAAGGAGAATGAGGAAAGGAGATTGTGATGGATATAGCTACGATCAGCCAGTTGATTGACAGCGTCGGCTTCCCTATCGTCATGTGCGGTCTGCTGATTTATGTAATCTATGACATGCAGAAACGCTATGCAACCGCTATCAATGATGTGACGGCGGCGCTGAACCGAAACACGGAAGTCATGCAAAAAATGTTGAACAGTCTCGAGGAGGTAGGAAAAGATGCAGATCAGTGAAAATGGGTTGAAGCTCATTGAGCAGTTCGAGGGTCTTCGCCTTACGGCCTATAAAGCGACAAGAAGAGACAAGTATTATACTATCGGCTACGGGCATTACGGAGCAGACGTAAAACAGGGAATGACAATTACCGAAGCGCAGGCAGAAGCCTATCTACGTCAGGACGTGGCAGAAGCCGAAGCGGCGGTAAATAAATATTCCGGCTACGGATGGAATCAGAATCAGTTTGACGCTTTGGTATCTTTTGCCTACAACGTCGGCAACATTGACGGCTTGACGAACAACGGCAAGCGAAGCGTTGCCGAGATTACCGCAAAACTCCCGGAATATGTATATTCCGGCGGGGTAAAACTGGAGGGGCTTGTCAGGAGACGTGCGGCAGAGAAAGCCCTGTTTGACACTCCCGTTACTGCCGCAGTTGACACCGGAGAGAAAAGCATTGACACCCTTGCCCGGGAGGTTATCGCCGGAAAGTACGGATGCGGAGACGCTCGTAAGAACGCACTCGGAAATCAGTACAACGCCGTGCAAACCCGTGTCAACGAGTATTACGCTGTTGCTGTCTCTTGCGTTCGTGGCGATTATGGCAATGGCAATGAACGGAAAGAAAAAGTGACCGCCGCCGGTTATGATTATGCCACCGTGCAAGGCATTGTAAACCAGATGCTATGACCTGGCACGCAAAACTAAAAGGAGCATACACGCCGGGTTCCGTAGAGTGGAACGATAATGTGCAGGAAATATGGAATCAGCTGTCCGGCACATGGACAGCCGAAGCGGTGGCCGGAATGGTGGGAAATATGCAATCGGAATCAGGGCTAAACCCGTGGCGGTGGCAGTCCGACCGGGACGATATCAGCGATCCATTAAAGGGCTACGGCTTGCCGCAGTTTACGCCGGCCAGTGGATATATCAATGACTATGGTAGAGGAGTAGAGGGTTATGCTCCCTCTCTATCCACGTCGTATCAATCATCTGGAGCCAATCCTTCCGACGGTCACGCCCAGATTATTGTGATTGACGAAGACCGGGCAGGGAAGTATCTCAACCGTACACGATACTGTACCTATTGGGATATCTCGGCGGCATACCCATTCAGCTCGTACAAGAGACTGACAGATTTATACACCGCAAGCACGGGTTGGCTTTTCGACTACGAGTTTCCCGCCGACCGCTCAAAAGCGGTGGCGGATGCCAGATATCAGAACGCAGTTGTTGTTTATGAATTTTTGAAGGGGCACCCGCCGGAGCCGCCCG